AATGGACTGGACGCCGCGCGTAATAGCAGCGCCCATATTGTCAAACGTAGCGCCCCAGCTTGCGCCGGCCTCTTTGGCCGCGCCGGACAGGGACGGAAACCGGGAGGTACCGGTGGTCATGGCCAGGTTCATCGTGTTGATGAAGTCCATAGCCGAGAGCTCGCCGTCGCTCATGATCTGTGTGACGTCCGAGGCGGTGACGCCGATGGCGTCCGCATACATCTCAATGGCCGGGATGCCGGCGTTCAGCAGCATCTCCATGTGCTCCATGGTGACGTTGCCTTTCGTCTGCATCTTACTGAGCGCATCCGTTACGGAGCCAAAGGCCGCGTTGGAGCCGTCGCCGTAGAATGCCACGGCGTCGCCCCAGGCCCGCACGGTCTCGGTCGATTTGGATATCTCCATACCGCGCGACGTAAAATTTTGAACGGCCCGCGCCGCATAGTCGAGACCGTAGGCCGTGCCGGACACAATCTCCGTGGTCTCCGCCAGCGCCTCATTCGTGGCGGAAACGTCGCCGGTCATAGTCGTCATAACGCGGGAGAACTGCTCCATGGTGTCGATACGGCCCATGGCCTTGTCTACCGAATTGGCGACCATCTGGAACCCTTTTTCCAACAGTTTAAAGATTCCCAGGCCGGATACAAGATTGTTGATTTTGTTCGCTCCGGTCTGGAAGCCTTGGGCGTCCAGTTCGGTATCAAAAACCAGTGTGCCGTCATATGCCATCTGTCAGTTCACTTCCTTCCTGCGTGCCTCTTCCATTTCGCGGTGTATTTGTTCAGAGCGCCGCCGCATCCGTTCCTTCATATCCTGCTCCATCGCCCTGGGGTTGCGCTTTTTTGCTGCGATCAGGGGTTCGAGCTTCCAATGGTCTTTTTGCTTCTGCACGGCTTTTTTCATTGCACGGTCCTTGATCTCCGAAATATCCACCGTTCGGTAATATATAATCTTGCCCATGGGTGTTGTGTCCGGCAGTGAAAACAGCAGGGCGCGAAACTCCCACCAGTGCAGGAAATTGACCGTGGCAAGGTCTATGTTGTATGTCGTACGGAACGCCGAATAAATCAGCGCCGCATCCTTGTCGAAATCATAGGCCCGCGGCGCATGCACCGTGGCCTCGCGTTTGCGTTTTTCTGCCTCCGTCTCATCGGCTCCGCCGCAGTAGAACCAGAACAGCTTTTGAACAGCGTCGTCAAAATCCGGAGGGATCTTCTCGAACAGGAGCTGAAACCCGACGTAGACCTTGGCTGCGTCTGGCAGCTTTTCATCTGCCAGCGCCCGCTCGAACTGGATCATATTCCGAAAATCCGGATAGATGGGATACCCGCCGATCTCCTCCGGCAGGCCGCCGTCCAACAGAATATTCATTTCTTTCCGGCCGCCTTTCTGCGTGTGGCGCGGTTCGGCATATATTTCTTGATCTGCAGGCCGACGGCATTGCCTTGCTGCACAGCCGCTTCTCCGATCTCATCACACAGCGACATCACATTGGAAAGACTGGTCTTGGGGCCGAGCAGCTTGTTGCAGGCGCCGTCCCCGAATATTCCGTCGATCCAGTCTGTGAGCAGCCTGACGTATGCCGTCATCCAGTCCGTGTATGCTCTGAGCCCGTGCGGGTATGTCATATCCGCAGGCATGGGCGGCGCGGACGCTGCTTTTTGCGTCATCTCTTCACTACACCGGAGATACCGTTCCAGGTCCTCCGGGCAGGAAATGTCAAAATCAAACTCATGGCCCCGCAACTTCATCATCTGCAGTTTTCCTCACTTTCTTTTTCGCCGTCCGGGGCTCCGGCATATTCGCGCCGACATTTTCTTCCATGCTCAGCGCGGCAGCAGCGCCCCCGCTGAACATTTCAGCAGGGGCGCTGTAGCCGGAGCCCCTTGTCAAGGGGATTTGCTGTAGGTATATTCAGCAGGCGTGCCTTTGGCGGTCAGCGTGGCCTTGATGCCCGCGTTGCTGCCGGCGGCGCCGGACGGGTCCTCGTTGATGACGATGGAGATGAGGCCCTGTTCGCCCTTTCCGGTCAGCATGCAGAAATACACATATGGCTTGATCACGGTTTTCCCGGTGCCATACTTGATTTTGTGCGCCAGCAGTGCATCCTGGAACGCATCGCCCGCGTACCGGTCGCCTGTGAGATTGATGGTGCGGGTGGTGCCGGTCTTGACGTTCTGCGGGCCGCTGCGGATGTATGTGACGTCGTTGGTCACGGCGCTCAGCGCGCCGGAATGCTCCGTGATGCCTTCCTGAGCGACCAGATAGTCGTCCGGGCCGGTCTCCGAGCCCTCAAGGCCGATGGCGAGTACATAGTCGTCTGCCGACACAGGCCCTTCATACTCGGGTGCAGGCGTGATGCCCGCCATGAGTTCCGAAAGTTTCATAGATTTAGTGCTCTCCCTTCTGGTAATATGTGAGGCGGCACTGGATCTGGTAGTGTGCCTCGGTTGCAGTTGCATTGTACAGGTACCCTGTGGATATGGCTTCGAGCTTCTGCGCCATGCGGCTGCCCGGCAGCTGCGGCAGGGCGCGGCGTTTTGTCTGCACGCGCATCCAGTCCTCCAGCCGTTCGAAAAAGCCGCTGTTCGAAATATTTGTCAGGACGTCCTCGCCGTAGAGGTTGCTGCTGGCCAGCACGAACACGAACTGGCGCACGGCGCTGCCGCCGTGGTACTGTCGGACCAGGCTGTCCACAGGGGACGGGCTGATCATGTAGGTCAACGGCCTGCGTGTGAGATAGTCCACATTCAGCCGCCGCCCCTCCAGCAGCGGGCACTGGTCCAGGTATTCCTGCAGCGCCCCGATGATGGTCTCATTCATTGTATTTCGCACCTGCTTTCTCAGCCGCGCCCTTGAGGATGTAGGTCCGGTGGTCGGCTTTCATGCGCTCGAACCAGTACGCACCACGGCGCGGGTCGTATTTGCGTGTGATATCTGTGCGGTAATACTGCCAGGCGGCATAGGGCGCGATCTGGTTGATTTTACCCGAGCCGATGACAGTACCAAGCGTAGCGCTTTTGATGAGCATGGAAGTCTGGATTGGAGTGTAAGGGGACATGAGGCGGAGGACTTCAGAGTCGATAAAAGCCTGTGTACGGAGAAAACTCTGGGTGTGCCGAGCCCCGAATGCCGGGTCCCATTGCAGCCGTGCGGTGACGGCGCCGTTCCCATTTTTAATCTGCGTAACACTGCCGCGCGGCGTGGTGATGGTCAGCAGCGCCATGTTATTCGCCCTCGATCCGCCAGTGCTGCATCTGCAGGCTGCCGCGCCGGTTGTCCCGGACGCGCAGGACCTTAAAGCTGTCCGGGAACATTTTCAGCACATCCGCAGAACTCGTGACCGCAGCGGACACAAGGCTTGGAGTGATCATGTCGCCTACATCCACGGCGATGGCGTCCTGGGTAAAGATGCGTACTACAAGTGTATCGCTGGCAGTCTCTCCGGCCGTACCGGGCTGAGCGCCTTTTTTCGAGTACCAGCTCACACCCGGAAACTGCGTACAGCTCCAGACGTCCCGCCGCGCAGCTTCGTCCCACTCTTTGTGGAACAGGGTGCAGTCCGCGTTTTTAACGCCGTTCACGGCTGCACCCCCGTATACAGGAGATTGACGGGCCGGCACAGGTATTTGCGGCAGATGTGCAGCCGGGCGGCATCCGCCGCGTCCTGCAGGCTTCCGTTCTCTGTGCTGCCGCGATAGGTCACGCTGTACCCGTCCACGCTCTCGCCGGCTACAGCCCCGCCTTTGGTGGCGAGGACGGCCTCATCCTGCTGCAGCATGGTATCTGCCAGCTCGCAGCAGCACTGCGCCAGCGCATCCCGCATGGACTCCGGCGCGGCTGCGGCACGGCCCTGTGTGGCCCGGTCGATCTCCAGGCTTGCCCGGGCGCTCCAGCGCTCGAACTCCTGGGCGGTCATGCTGCCACGCCACGTCCGGTTGTAGAAATCCCAGTTCGCATAGACCATACCGGCCGCCTCCCTCCGTTATTCCTCGCCCGGCGCCGGTGCGTCGGCGTGTTCTTTGGCGATATGGTCTGCCAGGCCCTTTTCCGTTTTGTACTCCCTGCCGCAGTGCGGGCAGGTATATACAGCCGTAGCGGGCGCCACGGCCGCAGGGGCCGGGGCTGCGTATGTTTTACCGATCAATTTGCCCATGATGTTCTCCTTTCTCAGACGCCGGCGGCCTTATGATGGCAGAACACACCGGCGAGCTTATTTGCGTAGATGTCCGCGATGCCGACGTTGCGGTACCCGTACTTCCAGGCGTCCCCGGTCTGGTTCTGCTCCGGGGAAATGATCTTCGGCGCCACATGCTTCTGGAACTGGATAAGCGCCGGAGTATGGAGGATCATGAAGTTGATCTCCGCGCCGGCCACAGCCTTGACATAGTCGCCGGCGGCGGGCTTGTATGCAGGATCGGCAACGGGCGTGACATCGGCTGCCTTGATCTGTGCGCCGGACACACTGCCGGAATTCAGGATGACCTCCAGAGCGCCGGTATCGCCCTGCGCGCACTTGACGTAGTGCTTGCCGTACTTCCGGAAGCCGCCGGCCTTTTCGCCGTCTTTACCGCTCAACTGCTCGATGGCGGTGTAGAATCGGCGCTGGGGCACAGGCTTGACGGACGCAAAGCTCTCCAGAACTTCTCTGGATTTGTAGCTGTCCATGTCTTTGATGGCGCGCAGCAGCGTGGAGGTGATGCGCAGGTGGCGCTGGTCGGACGGCACCTCATTTTCGTCCATCTCGGTCACGGCGGCGCTGATGGCCGCGATCACGTCCGCGCCGCTGGAGAGCGTGGCCTCCGCGGAACTGATGCCGGGCTTGCCAGCATAGCAGGCGAAGCGGAAGGCGTCCAACTCCGGCACGACCTTGGTGCGGATGAACTCCGCGGCCAGGCGGCCAAAAGCGAGGCCCGCGGTCTCGGCATTGTCCATCGTATCCACGGTGAACATACGGCCGCGGTCGAAATTGCACTGCACGGTCCGGTTCTCCATCTTGACGTCGCCAGCCACGTATCCGCCGTTGCGGTCGTAATCGGCCAGGCCGTCCATCTCCAGCATGGGGATAATGAGCTCGTTGGCGTTGGCGCCCTGGCGCGCGAGCTCCGGCGCGCCGTCCAGGTCGGACGTACAGGACGCCAGCTTGTACACTTCGTCCAGCATGGGGACGTAGGATTTTGCGAGTTCAATGAGATTGGCCATTGTTTTTTCCTCTCTTTCTCAACGTTATTTCTTCTCTGCGGGCAGGCCCATGGCCGCGCGCATGGCAGCGTCGTCCGCCGCAGCGGAAGCGGAGCCTGTGCCGCCGGCATAGGGAGGCGGAGGCGGCGTCTGGTCCTCGAATGCGTAGGCGCTGTTCTTCAGCAGATCGTCAAACAGGGCCTTGCCGTCTTCGTCCCGGTTCTGGCTCTTGCGCAAAGCGTCCATACGCTCCGTGCCCGCCAGCGTGCGGATCACCGCGCCGTCACGGCCGTGGTTCTGTGCCACCAGGCCGTCAAACCAGGTGTCGAATTTGTACGCATCCAACTGCGCAGCGGCGTCTTTTTCCGCCTGCTCGGCCTTGGCCTTGTATTCCGCTGCCTCCTTGCGCACGGCTTCGATATCCTTGTCTTCGGCCTGCAGGCCCTCGATGGTCTTGTTGGCCTCCGCCAGCTGGGCCTTCGTGTTCTTCAGCTCCGTGGACTTGGCCTCGAAATCGGCCTTCGCCGTGAAGCGTTTGCCGATCTCTGTGGCGACGGTCTTGTCGATGTCCTCGGTGTATGCGTCCCCGAGGA